AGCAGGATAATAACTAAATGAATTCCATAGCTGAAGATCTTCGAGATTTGGAGATTCCATTTTTCCTTGATGCACAGTACCGCTGTTTCTTCCTTGAAGAAAAGCACTGATAGGAAGCCTCCAGAATATTGCACCATTCGTAAGTAAAGCATGAAATAAGATTGCACGCCCTGGAATACTTGCAATAGCAAAGACCACACAATCTTCAGTTTCGCCGTGATGTTTTCGTAAGTCATATAAATATTCTCTCCTTATTTTACAGTAAATGGGTGGTATATTAGCATTTAAATAAGACATTACAAGCTAGCATTTCCATCTACGTCTTGCTTGTCTTAATCTTGAATTAGGGTCTTTTGCAGCACTTGGAAACATTTTCATTTGTCCAGCAGATCTTGCACAGTATGATTTTCTTCTTGCTGCTCTTTTTTTACCTGGGTTACTTTCTGTAACAGCTGTGCTTAATTTAGAACCTGGATTCATTCTTCTATAAGCTTGAACTCCAGCTTGAGTCATACCGGCTCCAGCTTTAGTAGATCTAAAATTTTTTTTATTACGTGGGGGCATGCCACCACGTGACATGTTAACTGCTTTACCAGTTCCTTTAATTTGTTTTCCAAATCCTGACATGTGTTTAATTTTACGTTAAACCTGGTCCAGAAAATTTATCTGTTAATAATGTAACTGCTGCAACATTTGTAAATGTTGAAACATAAATTCCTTTTGGAAATAGAATTCCATCTTCAGGAAAACTAAAATTAATAACATCTCCTGCTGGTACATCTGCTGTAAATAAAGTTGTACCTGTTGCTGAAGTTGTTTTTAATTGAACAACACCTACAGTGGTTGAACTACTAGATGCAATAATAATTCCTCTTAATCTTACGGGAGGAGCTACAATTACAGTAGAAGTAGCTGCTGTAAATCTAGTTGCTTGTATATCACCTTTATAACTCATTTTTTTCTCCTTATATTAAGAGCTCCCGAAGGAGCTCTTAACAATTAATTATTATGAATACTGAACTGGATTTGTTGGAGGAAGAGTAATGTACTCAATCAACCAAGTAAATGATCCACGTGCAGATGGTGTAGTTGTATTAGTTATATTTAAATAAATACTTCTCTCAGCAGAAGCATACAACGGACTTGCCGCTGGTGCTGCATCTGAAGCAGTAGTATTTAATAAAGTTGTAATATAGTAAGATCCAACTGGAACAGATGTACCACCATCAAGAATTTGATCAGTAATAGCTGCCACAATGTCTTGTCCAGAACTTGTAGTTCCAACTTCATAACCAATATCTCCTGTTGCTACAGTAGCAGCAGTTGTACATATTAATGAAATTTTACTAATAATAGTTCCTGCTGGTTGTGTAAAAGTAGTAATACTGTCACCAGTAGTTGCACTTAAAGTTCCTACAGAACTTCCACTAGATAATACATAATTATCTGTGTATGCGCCTGTAGTTGAGTTTTGTACTGAATTCAGAAAACCGTTTAACGATCTTACTGGACCAGTAAATGTTGTTTTTGCCATAATTTATTCTCCTAGTTTTCCAATGTAGTCCTTAGGCATGTCGACTATACGCGTCTACATCAGATGTTAATGTATAGTAATTTATTTCTACCAAATAAAAAGGGCCAGGTCAATAGACCCAGCCCTTTTATTAAAACACTTAATGTAAGTGATTACGCAGCTCCCGGTGAACCGAAGATTCCTCTAGGATCAGAGAATCCAAATGAATATCTCTCTCTAGCTTTAAATCTCATGTTGCCAGTGTCGAAATCGCCTTCCATTGCTGTTTTTAATGAAGCTCTAACGAAATGCTTTAAGCCATTTGGCGCATCAGTTAAAATAAAGAATGCATCTGTGTCAGTTAAGAAATGATTAATTACATAACCTTCAGGTAACATTCCCATATTTTTGATAGCGTTAATGTCATTATCAGCAGTTCCTACTCTGCCTGCAGACTTCATAAGTCTTTCAGCGGTAAATTGTAATTCTTTAGGAATTACTAATTTTCTACCTTGAGTAGCGATCTTTAAGCCTCTTTCGTCAACGAAAGCAGCAATGTCAATCAAAGATTGTTCTAATGATGTTTCGTTAAGGTCAGCAGCTGTAGACAATTCATTTTTGAATGTTCCACCTGATACTAATGGATGGTCTGTAGCGCAAAGCTCTTTTCCGTCTCCACCAAGTTGAGAAGTGCTGAATGCATTGTTTAATACAGCAGCAGCTTTAACTTGTTTAGTATTAGCCATAGATCTTGCTAATGCTTTTGTATATCTTGCAGCGAGTCTGTCATACAAGTTATCTTCAATTGCTTCTTCAGTGATAGCAAATGCTAAAGCAATAGTTTCATGATTGTACCTTGCTGTAAAAGCTTCTTGCGCAGTATCAAAATTAATTGCTGCACCTTCTGATTTTACTGGGGCACTACCAAAACCTGATAGCATTACTTCTTCTTCGAAAGCTCTGTCAGATGATTCTTGTGTAAAGATCTCCGCATGCTCGTTTTCGTACCTTTGGTACTCAAGTCCAAACAAAGCGTTCAAACCTGGTTCTAGTTCTTTAACTAGTTGTGCTCGTGATATAGCCATAGTTTATATTCTCCGTTTAGTCGTTACCAACCGTACCGCTACGATACGCATGGTTGTTAATAATAACCAATACATCTACGCCTGATGGTGCAGCTGTATTAGAGTTGTCAGGGTTTTGCGAAATGTCGATTGCTTTCAACTGAAAAGTTGAAGAGCTGTCGCCTGTCGCAACATCAAGACTAAATCTTGAGTTTCCTGAGGTAGTGCTTCCTGCAGTTGGATTAATTTTGTAGTTAGCATAAAGATCTGCCACAACAAAAGTTGCATCTGCATTAATAGAGTACACTACATTTGGATCATCAATAACTGCTGCGATAATATCGTTAGCAGATACTGTTCCTGGATAGTAATTCTTATACGTCGGCTTTTGTGTAGTCGGGTCCGTATAATTTACACCGTTAAACACACCCACAACTGGAACGTCATTAGAAGAAGCTACAGCATTAATAGTTCCGTTAGTGGCATTTAGTTTTACTAAATCACCTTGGAATATTGCTTTGCCGTAATTTTTTAAAATACGATACCTGTTTTGTGAATTGTTAAATGGCGTACCACCCAATAGTCTTACTGGTTGTAGACCAGTATTTCCTGTTTGGTTTGACATATTTATTTTTCCTTTTTAGGGTTAACAATTTAGTAAAAAGAATTATTTCTTTTTACCTCCAAAACTAACCTGTGATGATCTATCAATACTCATAGGCATCTCAGGTCGCTGCTCCTTCAGAAGGTCGTTGTCAACCGCGTTCATTTGATCTTTAGTTTTTCTTCTAAAGTGGTCATTTCGCGATTCAACTATTTCATCCGGTATCCTTGCCAGCGCAAGGCCACCTACTCCAATGATTCCAGCGTGATTTCCTTCTGCGATTACAGGGTAACCATGTCCGTCTTCTAATTCATCAGAACGAACAAATTCGTAACCCTCTCTCACTCTTTTAGAAACGTTACCTGTGTCTTGGTAACCTTGTGTTTCTAAACGGATCCATCTGTGTTTGAATCCTGTTGGCGCTGGAGGCGCATCTAAGCTCGATGGTTGTTTCCAAACTTTTTTCCTTTCGGATTTATCTCTAGTTTGGTTTAGGCGCGAGGTTTTATCTATTTTAGTCATTTTATTGCTCCTTCACGTATTTAGCATATTCACTGATAGGTACACCTAATCTCTTAGCCACATTGACTTGAGCTGAAGTTAATCTAACAGTTTTGCGTCCAGATTTTGCTGTTCTTGTTGCGGATGCCACAGACTGAACGGGCTTGCGGTTACCGATGTTAGTATTTTGTTCGTCCTTACTAACACTTTTATCCTCACTTGTAAACTCTTGTGGGAATTTCTTTTTCATATAAGAATCTATAGCTTCATAATACTCATCAGATTTAGCGTCATATCCTTCATTTTCTATGAGTTTTTTATGTAAAGCCAAGGCTGTATATGTCATAGCCTCATCCTTACCGAACCATGGGTTTTTAGAAGCCCAATCTTCAGCTTTAGGATCTGGCTGAATTACCGGTTGTTGAACAGTTCTTACTTGTTCTACTTCTTGTTTAACCGGAATCTCTTTAGCTTCAGATTCTCTTTCTAATTTAGAAACTCTTACTCTCTCTTCATCTACAGTAAGTCTTGCTAATGCTTCATTTGCATTTGCAATCTCTTCTGCATTTTGAGATTCAATAGCTGCTTTAAGTTTATCTCTTACAGCTAATTTCTGAGATTTAATTCTAGATTCAAACTCAGTAAGATAGTTATTATCCATAGACGTAAATCTTTTACGTATAGATTCGCTTTCTTCTTTTATTTGTTTAGCATAAGTGATAGCTTCGTTTTCTTTTCTTTCAGCTTCGCGAAGTTTCCAAGTTAGTTCACTAATTCTTTTTTGAACTCTTGTTTTGTGTTTTTCAAAGTCTTCTTCTTTTTTATCCTCTTCTTTTGTGGATAACTTTTCTTCTGACTTTTTTTCCTTTTCAGGTTTTGTTTCTTTTACTTCCTCTTTTTGTTCTTCAATTTCAATTTCAGGTTGTTTGTCCTTAACTGCTTGAAGCTTGTCTATTTCTTTTTGAATTTCATTAGAAGCTTCCTTATTTGGAAGATCTATTTCAACTTCAACCGTATCTTTTATTTCATCATTCATAGTTGCTCCTTGTTAGTATACGTGAATAATATCTTCAGGGTTTTTAATTTTAGCAATGATTTCATCATCATTTAAGATACGAACTTCACCACCTTCAATTTTAAATCTTGAACCAGCATATCTTCCAAAAATTACCCAATCTTTTGCCTTGCACCATGGGCCTTCTGGAAATTTATCTTTATCAGCATAAGCAAGATCACCAACTTTCAATACGTAACCAACAACGGTAGTAAGTTGCGTACGCTCAACTGCTTCATCAGGTAAATATAATCCACCTTTAGATTTTGATGGACCCATATAAGGTAATACTAATATTCTCCATCCAGTAGGCGTAGGCATTCTATCTAGAGCAGACTGCTCTATTTTATTTGGATCTAGAACTTTTTCTTTTTCTAGTTCTTCTTTATCTCTATAAGCATTAAGTAATCCAAATACTTTATTTGGTACTTCATTGCCTTCTTTGTTGTTTGCGACTTGTGTCGTCATTTTGCTCCTGTTTATTTATCAGGTTCGAGAGTTCCTGTTCAAATTGTTCACAAAGTTTTACTTGACCTACCATATATTGATATTTCGGCCAGTTGTCAACACCACCTGTAGATGTGATTTCTACAAGCTGTTCCTTCTTTTCTTTGATCATTTTCTTTACTGTTTGTATTGTAAAAGGGTCAATCATTAGATTATCTCCTCCACTAAACAATAAGTTCCATTAGGGGCTATGTTGTATTTTTCCAACAATTCTTCGTAGCTTTTTTCCTCAACTACTTTAGTAGCTAATACTTCTGGGCAAGCCTTCTTTTTAATAATCCCCCAAAGGGTACATTTAAATTTCTTCAATTCTGACATAAAGTGATTTTAAATAAAAGTATTATCTTTTACCTTTCATCATTTTGCCTTTTTTCTTTGAAGACATTCTAGCAGTTATTACATCTGCATATGTTGTTTTTCCATCTTTATTTAAATCTGGAAACCCACCTTTTTTCTTAACTTTACCACCAGCTTTAAATCCTGGTCTTGGTCTTTGTGTGTAATCGTTTCTCATGTTAACTCCTTATCCATTTTCTTGTTGTTTATTCGCAGCTGGTTTGTTTGCTATTGTTCTAGCAACTGATTCCGCACTGCGTCCCACGACGTAACCGCCCAAACCTATCTGGAGAAGACCCCAAACATCGCCAGGCAATTCAAAGGAGATAACAGCTCCTGTGAATATCTTTACAACTGGTCCTAGAATATAATTCCAGACCAAAATAAATATTAATACATACATTAACAGGGGCCTCCAGCTCGATGCAAA